ATACCAATCCTCGAGTAACATATTATAAAGCCAGAGACGAAATGGAGTTGTTAAGAGATTTCATTCGTGTGTGGAGAAAGTGGGATCCTGATGTTTGTACTGGTTGGAATATTGAAGGATTTGATATCCCATATATTATTAATCGAGTTACAAACATACTTAATTTTGACGCAGCGAAGCAACTAAGTCCATTTGGTGTTATTGATGAACGGAAATTCGCGAATGACGGAAATTCAAGACAAGACATACTTGGCATTACGCTTTATGATTATATGTCTCTGTACAAGAAATTTACATATACTCAACAAGAAAGTTATTCATTAGATAATATAAGTTCAGTAGAGCTAGGTGAAAAGAAATTAGATTATAGTGAATATGATGGTTTGTTCTCATTGTATAAGAACGACTATCAAAAGTTCATGGAGTATAATATTAAAGATGTTGATCTTGTTGATAAGTTAGAAAAGAAACTTGGATTAATTGAACTTGGGTTTGCAATTGCTTATGATGCTAAGGTTAATTTGATCGATGCTTTTACATCGGTTCGTATGTGGGATATTATCATCCACAATTATTTGTTAGCCAAGAACATTGTTGTACCTAGTTATAATTACCAAGATAAAGAGCGTCTGGTTGAAGGCGCATATGTTAAAGATCCACAAGTAGGAATGCATAAGTGGGTTGTATCGTTTGACTTGAACAGTTTGTATCCTCATTTAATTATGCAATATAATATTGGTCCGGATACGTTTCATAGTCATCTACCTACGAGATTAGGTGTTCAAGAAATTATTGATGGTAAGCTAAATCAACCCGAGTTTAGAAATTATATTAATGAACACAATCTAACTGTTGCTGGATCTAGTGCTTGCTATACCAGAGACTATAGAAGTTTTATGTCTATATTAATGGGCAGGATGTACAAACAGAGATCTGAGTTTAAAGATCAAATGTTAGCAGTTAAACAAAAGCAAGAAAATACTGGAGAAGATTTGTCTAGTGAAATTTCAAAACTAGACAATATGCAGATGGCTAAAAAGATTCAACTGAATAGTGCTTATGGTGCATTCGGTAATGCATACTTTAGATGGTTTGATATTAAATATGCTGAATCAATTACTCTATCAGGTCAGTTAGCTATTCGTTGGATGGAGAAACACATCAACGAGTATATGAATAAAACTCTAAGTACAGAAAATAAGGATTATGTTATTGCGTGTGATACAGACTCAATGTATATTACACTTGACGAATTGGTTTATCAAACTTTTGAAGGTAAGACACCGTCATCAAATGATATCATCGACTGGATGGATTTGGCAGCTAGAAAAATATTCGAACCCTATATTGATAAAAGCTATACGAAGCTTGCTGCGTATGTTAATGCATACGAACAAAAGATGGTCATGAAACGAGAAGCCTTGGCCGACAAAGGGTTTTGGACTGCTAAGAAACGGTATGTGTTGCATGTCCATGATATGGAAGGTGTAAGATATGCTAAGCCATTTTTGAAGATCATGGGTATAGAAACCCAGAGGTCATCTGTTCCTAAGATTTGCAGAGATAATATGAAGGCCGCTATCAAGCTAATCATGGAGAAAGATGAAGACGCATTGATGAAATATGTTGATGAGTTTAAGAATCACTTTAATAGTCTACCTTTCGAAGATGTTGCATTCCCTAGAGGTGTACGCGGCCTAAATAAGTACAGAAATAATATAACTCTCTATAATAAAGGAACACCTATCCATGTTCGTGGTGCCCTTGTATACAACAACATGCTGAAGCAGTATGATCTGGAGAATGTATACAACAACATTTATGACGGCGATAAAATTAAGTTCTGTTATCTTAGGTTGCCTAATCCAACTAGAGAGAATGTTATTGCTGTAGTAAACAGCCTTCCAAAGCAGTTCAATATTGAATCGTATATAGACTATAACAAACAATTTGAAAAAAGTTTCATGGAACCAATGAAAACTATAGCTAATGCTATAATGTGGAAGTTAGAACGAGGACAAGCAACACTAGAGGAGTTTTTCTAATGGCAGTAAAACCTGACATAGATTTTGATTTTGGATTTACCGCAGTAAATGCTGAAGAATTAGAGGTTGTTACTTCAACTAAAGAAGAAGTAAAGGTAGCTTCAAAAGAAGCGTTGACTCAACAACAGAAATGTGATACACTGTATAAGATGATTCAACCATTATTGAATAATTTACAAAAGAATCCTGAAAAGGAATATATTTATTGGCCTAATCGATTAGAGAAGGTTGAGGAATTTAGTGATAAAATTAATGAGGTATATAGAGGATGAGTGATTTCTTTCGGAATTTAGCAGAAGATATTAAGGATGAAGATACAAGCATTGCGGCTGATGGGGTAGGGTCTGCTGAATATACTGGAACAATTGATACTGGGTCTTACATTCTAAATGCTGTTATGTCGGGCAGTCTTTATGGAGGTATTCCAAATAATAAGATCACAGCTTTTGCTGGTGAAACTACAACAGGAAAGACGTTCTTCGCTCTTGGCGTTATCAAACAATTCCTAATTGATCAACCTACCGGAGGAGTTATCTATTACGATACTGAAGCAGCTATTACCAAAGAGATGATGGAGTCTCGAGGTATTGATACTCGAAGAGTGATTCTAGCTGAGCCTCAGTCTATTCAACGATTTCGAACTCATGCTCTTAAAGTGATTGAAGAGTATGAAAAAACATCTGAAGCTAAACGTCCACCCATGATGATGGTGTTGGATTCTCTTGGTATCCTTTCATCTGAGAAAGAACTTGCTGATACTCTTGCTGGTAATGATACCAGAGATATGACCAAGGCTCAGTTGATCAGAGGTACATTTAGAGTGTTGACTTTAAAGCTAGCTAAGGTTAAAGTACCTATGATTGTTACTAACCATGTCTATGAAGTCATTGGAAGTTATATCCCAATGAAGGAGATGGGTGGTGGTAGTGGATTGAAGTATGCTGCTTCGACAATTGCATATCTGTCTAAGAAGAAAGAACGAGATGGTAAAGATGTAATTGGAACTATTATTAAGGTCAAGATGTTCAAGTCTCGTCTTAGTAAGGAGAACAAGGAAGTTGAGTGCTTGTTGAATTATGATACAGGTCTTGATCGTTATTATGGATTAGTTGAGATGGCTTTATCTGCCGGTGCATGGAATAGTGCTGCCAACAGAGTAGAGACTGCTCAAGGTAAAGTATATCCTAAGGCAATTCTTAAAGATCCTGATAAATATTTCACTGCGGAAGTTATGGAGAAAATTGAACTGTATGTCAACAACAGGTTTAGCTATGGTAGGGAACTAGAGAATGATGGAACAGACGATTCTAACGAATCTGATTCACAATGAAGATTATGTACGAAAAGTAATTCCATATTTAAAAGCAGAATATTTTCATGATGTTGTAGATCGTTCCGTATTTGCATTAATAGTAAACTATTTCGACAAATACAATACACCACCTTCAATAGAAGCTCTTTCTGTAGACCTAAGCAATACAGATAACTTATCTGAAGAACAATTTAAAACAGCAGATGAGTTGATTGATACATTAATTCCATCTGATACTGCTATTGAATGGTTAACAGATGAGACCGAGAAATTTTGTCAAGAGAAGGCCGTATACAATGCCATTATGGAATCGATTAGCGTTATTGATGGTAAGAGTGACAAGGGAAGGGGAGCACTCCCCTCTATTTTATCTGATGCTCTTTCTATTAGCTTTGATCCACACATTGGCCACGATTTCCTAGATGATGCAGAAGAGAGGTGGGAGTATTATCACCAGAAAGAAATAAAAATTCCATTCGATATTGATTTACTAAATGAAGTAAGCAATGGCGGGTTATCAAAAAAGACTCTCAACATTATTCTCGCTGGGACTGGAGTTGGGAAATCTATGTTCATGTGCCATTGTGCTGCTGGTAATTTACGAGACAATAAGAACGTACTTTACATCACTCTAGAAATGGCAGAAGAGAGGATTGCAGAAAGAATTGATGCAAATCTAATGGGTGTTACTATTGATGAAGTAAGAGGGTATGAAAAAGAGATCTATGATAAGAAGATTGCCAGATTGAGGGAAAATTATAAAGGCAAGATTGTTATTAAAGAATATCCTACTACTGGAGCAGGAGCTAATCACTTTAGGTTTCTTTTACAAGAATTGAAGGTAAAGAAGAATTTTATTCCCGACATTATTTACGTCGATTACCTGAATATTTGCATGAGCGCGAGGATTAAATATGGAGCGGGAGTCAATTCGTATACGTACGTTAAAGCAATTGCAGAAGAGTTACGAGGCCTCGCTGTGGAATTTGACTTGCCAGTCGTCTCTGCGACACAAACAACACGATCGGGTTTCACGTCTAGTGACTTGGGCCTTGAAGACACCTCAGAGAGCTTCGGTCTTCCGGCCACTGCTGATTTCATGTTTGCAATTATTAGCACCGAAGAAATAGAGGAATTGAATCAGATATTAATTAAGCAGTTGAAGAACAGATATAGTGATCCATCTTTGCATAAAAGATTTGTTGTAGGGGTAGACAGAGCAAAAATGACTTTATATAATGTTGAGCAATCAGCTCAAGATGATATAATTGACACACCGGCGTTTGATCAGAGTGAAGTTGGTACTAGGATGAAAGATGTTTTTAAGGAATTTATTTACAATGAGTAGAAAATATAAGGTTAGTAAGGAACTTGAGATGTGGCGGATTCACGAGAATCCTACTAAACAAATCGTGTTTCAATCTTCCAACAAACAAACTGTTATGGATTTAAAAATTAAATTAAATAATGGAGGTGGATTTAATGGTTATACACCTAACTTTTTTCTACAGGAAAGTAATCTCTGCAATTCAGAGTAATATAAATAGTTCTGTCAATGCATGTCAAACTCGGCGTGGGGGCGTCAGGTTTAGTGGCAAGTGTCCGGTTTATGGGCAACAGGAAATGATCGGGGTATCTGTAGATCTGTGGGGTT